ATCGCCACCGCTTTGAGGCCGCGCGCTTTGAGTTTGTCAAAATCAAGCGTTAACTCTTCAACGGTGCGGCCGCCACTGGTCAACGGTGCCTTGAGCTTGTGCACTAAGGGATCGGCCCCGTTTTTGGCCGGCTCGAGACTCTGTATTTCTTCCATAAAAAATAAATACAGGCCCCTTTTTTGGGCGCTAAAAGAAGAGGGCCGCGGGCCGGCCCCCTAATCAGCCGCCGCGGCCCCATGCCGTGCTGCCACTGCTAAAGCCCCAAAATCGCGCGCACTTGCGCCCCGTAATCCTCGCCCTCGACCTCGAATTTGGCCCCGAACTTGTCATGCTCGAAAATCCGCTCGTCGCCCTCGTAAATCGTCAACCGCACCACGGTGAGCGTGACGCTCGTACCGCTCGGCGCCGCGACCTCGAGACTCCCGAGCGTTAGGCCTTTGGGAAGCGTGTTCATCACAAAGCGCATTCCGATCGGATCGATGTTGCCGGCGCCCGAGTCGTAATACCCCATGGCCGCCCGGGCCTCGATTTGCCGGCCGCGTTGTTGCATGAAACGAATCGCATCGCGGTTGGGAGTGTGAAAGTTCAACGTGGTCGTGATGTCGGCCGTGTGCCCGAGGATCGGATAATCGATCGTGCCGAACACGCCGGCGCCTTTGATCGACGCGACCTCTTGCTGGACGTCGCTCAAGGTCATGTCGGCCATGCCAAGATAAGACGCGATCCGATCGAGCGAATACACAACATAGTTGATAACCGAAATCGGGAAATTTGGCATACTAGGCGGCCTCCCCCAGGAAAAGGGTTTGCAAGCCGGCGAGGTCGTAAGAGAGCAAAAACTCGATATCGACCGCCGGCGTGGGCGGTGTGATGTTCACCTTGAACGTGATATGGCCGGCGATCAGCTCAATGTCCGGATTCAGCGATCGCGGAAATTGAATATTGCCGAAAAGCAGTGCGTTGCGCACCACAAGGTGATTGAGCCAACCTTGCAACGTATCGGTGATTTGCTCGACCAGGCGCCGCAAAATCGGTTTGCCGACAAATTGCCACGTGGTCAAAATCGTCGTGTTGCCGACGAAATCCATCATCCGCTTAACGCTCGACCACATATCTTTGGGATCCGTTGTGCCGGGAAAGCCGGCCGACCAATCGCCCCACATCCGCCAGCCGCCGATAAAGTTCAGAACAGTCATGACTCCTTGCGAATTCAGATAGTTCGCGCCCCGCAAGGTTAAATCGACCGGCGTGCCATCGATCAGGCAAGCGCCATCGGCCGGGATCACCTTGTTACTCGGCGATTCAAACGGGATCCCGCCGTTCGTCGCGTCAACGTGCATCGCCAGGCAAGCCCAAACCGTTGACGGATGATAGGTCTGATTGCCGAGTCGAATCATCGGCCAGAAGAAGTTTTGCCGCGGATCGTTAAAGTAGCCTTGATTTTTGTAATCGGGCACGGCCCGGTAAGCTTTCACAATTGACGTGTCGGCATCGATCAAAGCTTTCCCGGTGAACACGTCGTTGATCGCATAGCTTGCCGCGGTGACGGCCGCGGTGACCTCGGGCACCGCCGAAAAACTCGGCGTGCAAATGAAATTCGGGTTGACGCGATACTTGCCGAAAACCGTGTCGATCAATGCCAGGCCCGTGTATTTGTCCTCGATCGGATCGTACGTGCCAATAATCTGTGCCGGTGTCGGCCTGGCTGGCACCGCGCGCTTAAAGCCCACGTTGATCGTGGCCGCTTGTGCGAGCTCGCCGCCGGCAAGCAAAGTGATCACGAGCCCGCCCTCGGCGTTGTAAGCCATCGTGTAATCGGTGCCGTAGTGGGGCGATTGGTCCTCGCCTTCGTCGTCTTGGTAAGTGATCGCGACGGAATCAAAAATCACGTTTACCCCTGGCAACGTCACCCGATGATTTGTGACCGGAAAATCGGCCGGCGGCACCGCCACGGCGCCTTGGTTCGGATCGCTCACGTTGACGAAAAAGACCGGTGCAACCTGCGAACTGAAATTGACAAAGGCTGACTGCACGAACTCCATCAAAGTGTAAATGTTCCAATTGTCGTGCTCGCCCAGCGCCGCGCGGGCCTCGGCCAGGTTATAACACATTATCACTTTGTTGACGTTCTCGGTGCCGCCGGGCACTTTCCAAACCGGCGCCGAGCCGACCACAAAGGAAATTGCACTCTCGGCGGTGACGATCGCCCGAATTGCGGTTTCGAGCTCGCGAAACCTGACGCCATGATGAAAGGTTGCCGTTGCCATCGGTGGAATAAATACAAACGAGGCCTTATGCCGATTTTACACGCACGCACCGCCAAAAGGATTCGCGCGAATATCTCTAAAAACATCGCGACCGAAAAACGCGCGCATCCGCGCATGAAAACAAAGCAGGCCGTTGCGATCGGTTATTCGATCGCCCGGGCCGACGCAAAAAAAGCGCACCTGCGCCTCAAACTTGGTCAGCGCCGGCGCCCGTCAAAATAGCGTCAAAGCGCGACCCAGGCGCCGCGACTTCCCAGCTTGTTAGCATCACAACGCGATAAATCGGATGTTCGATCGCCCGAGTCGCGTTTTGTTCCACGTGGATCACTCGGAAATTAAACGGCATAACCAGGCGCCACGTGCGCCCGAGGATCCGCTCGGTAAACAAAGCGGTTTTGAGTTTTTCGGCCAAATTGAGCCCGTCCCGATAACCTTGGTGGTCGAGCTCGTCGTCGAGCGTCGAGATTAAAAGCTCGACCGAATAGCTAGCGGTTTGGAAAGTGTAATCGGCCGTCGAGAATTGCACCACGATATGCGGCACCACTTGCGAGTCGGGTTCCCCTGTCAGAAATGACGGAATAAATCCAGTCGTGCACAAAGGCGGTGCGAGGATCGCTTTGCCGGCCTCGTCGCGCAACGAGCTCTTTAGGAGCGTGTCGGCCGACTTGTCTTGCACGAACGACACAAGCGAATCCTCGAGGTTGAGCGGCGTCATTTACGACCCCCGACGATCCGCGCGATTTGGCGTGCGGCCTCTTTGGTGTACGTATCGTTTATTTGTGTTGTGATCGCCGGCCCGGCCCGCTCGCCTAACAACATTTGCGGCACGCTTGTCGATCGCTGTTTCTCGATCGGAAACCGGGATCGGCCTTTGCGACTAAAAACGTGCATCCCAAACCGGCCGACCACGAACCCGCCTGGATACGGTTTGGGCGCCCCTTTGATAATCTCGACGGTGATGACCGGCTTACGCCGCGGTTGCGGGCCTTTCGGGCTCAACTTGAAATCTTTGATCGGAATGCCCGGGCCTTGGCTTTCGAGCGCGCCGTAGAGTGTGCCCGGGCTCGAATGAATCTGGCGCATCTCTTGGTAAATCCGGCCTTGGCTGATCACGTAATGGGAGCGGATCTCGCGGCCGGCCGTCGTGCGCCCTTTGCGAATCGATGAATTAATCGCGATCGAAATCGCCTTGCGCCCTTGCTCGGGCAATTTTCCCAAGCCCTTAATCAACTGATCGAATCCGACCGGCACCGCTTGCACGTTAATCATGGTTCGGGCTCCGGATCCGGCGGTTCGGGCGGTTCGGGCTCGCCGACAATCGCTAAAACAAAAGGGCTCTTTACAGGCCGGGCGCCCTCGCGTGCCGTTAGCACCTGGCCGTAACAATCCACAAAAAAGATCCGATCATCGCGCCACCGTTTGGTTGCGTAAGGCATTTCAAGCCGCCCGGGTTGCGCTCAAGGCGATATAGTGCACGCCGTTTGAGCTCATCACATTGAGGATTTCCCATTGTACGCCGGCCGGCGACTCGATGAATTCGCCCTCTAAGGGCCGCCGATCGAGCTCGGTTTCCCACAAGCTCAAAAGCGCATCGCCCAAATAAACGCCGCCCACCTTGGTGATTGTCGGCCGGCTCAAGGCGTCTCTGCTCCAAAGCACCACGGGCCGGATTGTTTTCTTGCCGCCGGCGCCGTCGCTGACCACGAGCTCGCGCAGCTCGCCGGCGTCAAAAAGCAACGCCTCGAAAGAGTCGGCCATCAGCGCGTCAAATGCGTTCGGCATTAGATTTTAAGCGCCGCCTTTTTGTTCTTTGGTTTTGGCGGTGCTGGTGGATGAAAACGCCGGCGCTCGCCGTCGCTGTTAAGATGTAAAATATAATCGCACGCCAGGCCGGTTTGTTGTGTGCGCTTGATCCAGGCCTTTTGCTCGCTGACCGAGGTTGACGGATCGAAAACAAGCTCATACTTGAGCCCGCGCACCACGAAAGTAACTCCTTCGCGCATTACAAGTGCATCACAAATGCGTTACAACTGAAGAGCATCAGGCGGCCTTTTCAGCCTCTTCGGCGGCCGCTGGCGGCAAGGTTGTTAAGCGAATAAGCGCGTCGCCATTACCTTTCAAAAAGCCGTAATTAGCTTCTAGAACCTGGATCCGGCGGCCCTGGATATTCTCGTAAAAATCGCGGAATCCGAGCGTGAGCCCGCCCTCGTGACTGACCGGGCCGGCCTGAAAATAAGTGTTGCCCTCTTGCGGCGCCAGATAACGCATCGCGATCAAAATCGCGTCGGGCATCGTGGCAAAGCCGCACAAACTGCCGGTCGTCGGCACAAGCTGCGAATCATAAACGCCAAAACCAACTAGTGCCGGAATTGCGCCCGCGCGGATTGCTTCAGGCCCGCCGTATGCAGCCGCGTTTTTCAAACTTCCGTCTTTGAGCAGGCCGTTGAAATGAGTACCGCTTAAAACCACGTTGCGGCCCGCGGCCGGCCAATGTGCGCCGTCGCATTGGGCTTTTACATCGATCAAGTTGTCGGAATCAAAATCCGTAGCCGGGCCGACCGGTGTCGTGCGCGGATAATTGACGGCCGTTAATAGCGTCCAGACATCCTGCAAAACCGCGATTCCTAAATTCGACCCCATTTGCCGGCCAAAGTCTTGAATATTGATGATCGGATTAAGCGACAGCTCGGTGTCGGTCGTGCTCCAAGAAACAAATTTGTGCCGATCAATAACAACATCGAGGCCGGTTGCGGTTATGTCGCCTGGCGCATAGCTGCCGGTCGGCTGAAAATCTCTCGCCTCGGCCTGTGTCGGGATCCACAACACTTTGACTTTATCGCCGCGTTGTACAGCGTCGCTTGAGTAATTGCGGGCGAATACAGTTAACGGCGTCAAAATGGCCGTGAAAGCCTCGATCGCGGCGTTTGTTAGGATCGTGTAGAGCGTGTTAATGAAGTTGTTAGGCATATGCTGATTTGGCTTTTCTGGCGCCTCTGATTATTTGGCTTTCTTGGCCTCCAATTCAAGGTGAAGCTCGGCTTGGTGTTTCTTTAGAAAATCGCGCCGGGCTGCGACGTTATGAGCTGGGATCGCCTCAAGCTGTTCGCTCAAGGTTTTAGCCGGCGCGCTTGGTTCGGTTTTGCGCACTATCGGCACGCCGCCGGCCGGCACGCCCATGGTGCCAAGGCGGCGCAAACTCAATAGATCGGCATCGGCAATCTTGCGCTCCATCGCTTCGATCATAGCGCCGACTTCATCGGGCAAAGCATCGATTGCGTCGAGTAGCTCTTGCAACATTTCCTCGACGTGATCGAGCCGTTGCTCAACATCGCCGCCGTTGCCGGTGCCGCCCTGATAAGCTTTAGACCGGCGCCGCGCTTTGCGGTTGCCATCACCTCGCTTGAATAGGCCGCTGGGATTTGCGGCCGGATTATCCACCACGTCGCACGAATAAATTTCTTTACACCGCATCGCCTGGATTTTGACGGCCTGGTCGGCCTCGCCGAGCTCGATCGTTTCATAGTTACCGCTAAAGGAAATCGAGAGGCCGAACGAGGCCGGCATGAGCTCGGCCATTTCCATCAAATGGTCAAAGTGCGGTGAGTTTTTCAGCAAATGCAAATCGCCGCGCAACCGGTCGGCATCAATTCGATAATCTTTCAAAACGCCGACGATATCTTTAGCGCCGGTGTCGTGCTCGAATTTGACTTTGAGCCCGCCCTCGTAAGTGCCGGCGCACTCCAAAACGCTTTCTAAGGTTTTCTGATCGGCATAAACGCCGTGTCCGAGCACCGGGCCGATCGTGACCATTGAAACGCCGGTCAAAACGCCGGCCTCTTTATCGATCGCCGCGGCCGCCGCGCTAAAATTCAACGCTTGTCTTGTCATCGGAAAAAATAAATACAATTTAGCCCCAACCGGCGCGCGGGCTCGGTGCCTCGGCCGGCACGGCCGGCGGTGTTGCCGGCGAACTCGGCGCCGGTGGAGGCCTGCCACCCGCCGAGATTACTTGTGCCATCTCCGAATCCTCGATCGGATAACCAGTTTCGGCCTCGACCTCATCGGCAATCCTTTTGCGCAAGGCGATTTCGTAAGCCCGCTTTCGGTAGTGTTCTTCAAGGCCGATCCCTTGATCCTCTAGCAAGTCGGTCAAATTCGTGATGCCGGCGGCCCAATCCTCGCGATCGGCGCGCTTATCCCGGCCGTAATCGATCATGAGCCGAGCCGGTTTAGTGAAATCCCACCGCCACCAATCCGGACTCGGCGCCAGGCGGCCGATATTGACAAGCTTTGCCACCATATAGCCGACCATGCGCCGGGCGATCGGTTCAGAAAGGGCCTGGCGATCCTCGACGGCTTTTTGCGCTTGGCTTAACACCAATCGGGCATTGGTGCCCGAAAGCTGTGTCGGATCCCAGGCAAGCTCGTAGGGCCACGGCACGCCGGCGCAAGCGTTGCGGATAAGCCGGCTCATGAAGCTATCCCAAGCGCCCGAGGGCCGATCGGTTTTTAAAGAGTCAACCTTGCCGCCGCTGTTCGCTCTGAAATATTTTACCAGGCCGCCAAAATAGGTTTTAAATCCGATCGGCTCGTTTGGCCGGCCGTCGGCCGATTGCACCATGGCCGCGAAATCCTCGCTCGTGCCGCTCTCGTTGTATTCCACCAGGCCGATCGAGCTCGCCAACATCGAGGCCTGTTTTTCAAAGCCTTGCGTCACCATAAGGTCGAGCAGGTCGTTTATTGCGTGCGTCAAGACCGGCATCCCGCGCACCTGGTCGCAACTATCCGGATCGAACAGAAAGGCCAAATCGCGGGCCGAAATATCGACGTCCTCCTCCCGCGTATCGCCGAGGATCCGATACGCAACCGGCCGCTCGTGCTCGTTCAAAATCACGCCCTGAATGATGCGCAAGCCGCGGTAAGGCCCATCGCGCACCAGGCCTTGAATGTCTTCGCCCGTCCCGATCCGGTGCCCGAGGATCCGTTGAAACATCGGGTAACCGTCCTCGGCTTCGGTGAACAGTATCGCGATATCGCCGTCGCGATCGATCGTGATTGAATCGAGAAAAAGTCCGGTTACGAAAGAGAAG